TTTCTAAGGGGCCTTTCAATACCCAGCTCGGCCTCGAACAGCTTTGATAACGACAGCTCGAAATTGGCTCCCTTTGTTCTACTCAGGCGAGACATATTCAATCTCCGGCACAAACGATAGGGCGGTGACCTTGCCACCAGTCACCTGGGTGATGACTGCAATGTTGTACATGGTCGGGGCAACCTTGCCCGTAATCCATCGGTGGGCGCAGGGCTGAGATACGCCACACATCTTTGCTAGCTTGTACGAGCTGACCTTCATGTCCTCGCAATATTCTTTTAATGTTGTCATTTTTTTCTCCATTGGGTTAAGCGTTCGATAATATTATTTAGGTTAATCTTTAAAAGGCGCAGGGCTCCCTGCTCCCTCATGGTTGCCCGCAGCATCAGCTCTAACGCGAACTGACCTTTGGTTGTCTTAGTTGGTCCACTCATTGCATTACTCCCTCGAGAATGTCTAGCCACAAAACAATGGCACACCCTGCGCTAAGCAGGATGGCCACATCAACAATATCTTTCAGTAAGCCTCGCATTTTAATTCTCCCTTTCATTTGTTTGTATACATAATATGCATCATTGCGGCGTGGTTGTCAATACTTACATCCAATCAATACCTTCGCCATCTTACTTACTCCACTTGTTGATGAAGTTACTGAGCTGCCGAATGTCATCATCATGCTCATTGCTCTCTGCCATATCCAGCCGCCAGGCGGCTTCGTTTAGAATATGTGAGAGGCTGTATTTGCTGCTGACCTCTTCCAGTGAGGCGGTCTTCAGTAATCCGTCCTCCAGGTCGATTACTTCAAATTGATAGGCAAGCTCGTTAACCTCGAAGGCTTCCCTCACGAACTGTTTTACTTTTGTCATTTCTTTTTCCCTTCGTTTTCTGGCTGGGTTTGTCCCTCTCCATTACCAATACATTACATGTATCATGTCGGAATGTCAATACAAATAGCACATTATTTTGTATTTATTTTGGCTGTATTATGTGCGATAAAAAGACAAGCGAAAACAATGTGGTTAGGGAATTAAATTATGGCGTCTGAGAATAAGGGTGTTGCGAAGAGGGGAAGGGGTCGTCCCTTGCATTCAGGACCGGGGCAACAGGTGGTTCATAAGCTCAGATGGGCGTTTGATGAGGCTCTGTCACAGCTTGAGACGAGGAATAAAACCTTGCCTGATTTGCTGGTTGAGGCGTTGGAGAAGGACGTTAACGCTACGGTGCGTTCCCTTGCAGTGCTGCTCCCTAAGGATGTTGAGGTGCGAGTGTCTGCGGGTGATACGTTGGCTGATGGGTTGGCAGGTGTCCAGGCTGCGCTCGCCAAGCAGAAGAGCGACCAGGCGCAGGTCATCGACGTTGAGGTTGTGGACGAAGCTGATTCAGATTAGCAGTGTTGCCAAAATGCAACAGTCAAGTATATAATGCATATTAATTATTACTTGTAGTGTGGTAATTATGCAACACTATACCCCCCCCTCGAACACAGAGACGGGGGCAGGAATAAATATACCTAATTCAAATAACGTGACCCTATTACCCCCCACCCCCCTTTCAGTTAGCCCACCTACATACCCACTCCGAAAATTTTTTTTCTTATCTTATTTAGCCCCGTCAGAGTGTCGCCCTAAAACATGATATATTACTGATATATTAAGTGATATATTAGGGTGACAGCCTGACACCCCACCCCCGTCACAGTGTCGCCCCTAAACGACACAGTGTCACCCCTAATAACTATTATGCAGCTCTTGCATAACAAGACAAATAACCCGTATATTCCTTGTTAGGGGAGAGAAATTGATTTGGTCGAGCGCACTCCTCCCTGGCGCTCCCAATAGAGAGGGGTGGCCTTATCTCCCTTTGTGCCACTCCTCTCACCTCTTAGGGAATTACACATGTCGAATGAAAACAACACAAGTGACCTTCTAGTAGCCATAGCACTGGACCCCGTTCTTTTCGTGGAGGGTGTCTTGAACGCAAAGCCCGAAGAGTGGCAGCGCAAAGCCTTGTATGCAGTCCGAGACAACGACAGGGTGGCCATCCGCTCTGGTCACGGTATCGGCAAGACGGCGTTTCTTTCTTGGCTGATACTTTGGTGGGTACTCACCCGCTCACCTAGTCGCATTGCCTGCACGGCCAACACTGCGAGCCAGCTGTCTGACATCCTCTGGGCTGAGGTCGCAAAGTGGCACAGACGTATGCCTGATGGTCTCAAGGAACTTATTGAAGTCACCTCCGCAAAAGTAGAGCTTACGGGCCAGGACAGCTTCGCTGTGGCTCGCACAGCCCGACGAGAGACACCAGAGGCCTTGCAAGGATTCCACAGTCAAAACATGCTCTTCCTTGTAGACGAAGCGTCGGGTGTGGATGACATTATTTTCGAGGTTGGCGAGGGTGCGATGTCTACAGAGGGTGCGAAGACTGTCATGACGGGCAACCCAACCCGCACGTCTGGCTACTTCTACGAAGCCTTCAATAAGATGAAAGACAGCTTCTTTACAATGAAAGTCGCATCTCAAGACAGTACCCAGGTCGGCCCTAAATTTATTGACGACATGATAAAAAAATACGGAGAGGATAGTAATATCTTCCGTGTGCGTGTGCTTGGCGAGTGGCCAGAGGCAGACGACGACGTAGTGATTCCGCTCCACCTCTTGCAGTCCGCTGCGACACGAGACCAGGTCGCTGCCGACACAACACCCGTTGTTTGGGGCCTGGATGTGGCCCGTTTTGGCACAGATAAATCTGCCCTTTGCAAGCGCAAGGGTAATGTGGTAACTGAGCCTATCAAGTCTTGGCGAAACAAAGATTTGATGGAAATGTGCGGAATTATACTCAATGAATATGAAACAACTACTTGGTCTGATAGGCCAGTCGAAATCCTTATCGACAGCATTGGCCTTGGCGCTGGTGTCGTTGACCGCCTCACCGAGCTTGATTTACCTGTCAGGGGAATTAACGTGGCAGAGTCAGCATCCATGGGTGAGCGCTACGGGCGCCTGCGCGATGAGCTGTGGTTTTTAGGCAAGGAATGGTTTGAGACTCGTGACTGCGCGATACCCGAGCAGGACGAACTCATTGACGACCTATCCAAACCTAGATTTACATTCTTGTCTAACGGCAAGCTGAAGGTAGAAGGAAAAGATGAAATGAAAAGGCGTGGACTTAACAGTCCTGACCTTGCAGATGCCTTTTGCCTTACCTTTGCCTCTCGTGCTAGCATTGCCAAGAGTGGCAGTGCCTACAAATGGAACAAGAGTATAAATTATGGAAAATCAAAATGGATAGTTTAAAATTTGACGGTGTCGATTACCAAGACGATTCCTTTGAGATTATAGCGATGGTCTTGCAGCAGCTCAGTGAAGAAGGTGAGCCGTGGGAGGATTTGATTGAAACCTGCCTGCTGGCCTCTGCCTTCTGTGCTCAAGAAGCTGAGTTGCATCCTGACGATTATATGACTATTATACGTTCTGTTAAGGTTACAGAAGAAGGCATCTACGGAGACGCTTAATGGCTAAGAAGACTGACACAGCCTGGGAGGCTAAATCGCCGACCCGTCGCCGACACAAAAAACGTGGGTTAAATCTTCGTAAAAAACTTGGACCCAAGAGCAATATGAGGATTCGTTAATGCCTAGCCCGTATGGAATGACTGTTGGGGGTCTGTTAAATAGAGACCTAATCCAACCTATAAAAAGATTCGCAACCACAAACCCACTGGACGCTGCCGCTATCGCGACCATGCCCGTCCCAATTGTGGGTGACGTTACTGGCCTCCTGGCGGATGCCAACATGTACTATAATGAGCCCGAAGAGAGAACGCTTGTAAATGCAGGTTTGAGCTCTCTCGCCATTTTGCCATTCGTCCCAAGTGTGGCTGCGGTCCGTGCGGCGAAAAAATACGGTGGAGACCCTAGACTAATAAAAAACCCTGCCGTTATTCGAGAGGAGATGGCTCAGAAGAACCCTACTTTTGGTTTTGGCGGGCAAATAGGAAATTTAGTCCATCGCCCTCTGGACGAAATGCAATCGACATTCGTCCCAACCCCTGGCGGGTTACTTGCGCCCAAGGTAACGACAGCAGAGGACCTGGCGGCGGGCGGAGACAATGTCTTAATTAATTTGGTTGGTGATAAGACTAGGGCCGGCGGTGTGGTCACGGAAATTGGTAACAATAAACTAGAAACCCCAGTGGACATGCAGGGCGGATTTCAATATGGCCAAAGCCGCGCTCAGATGGACGATGAATCAATGTGGGCCTCGGCAGGGGGAATCCCACAAGGCATTCAAAACCAGATTGATGAGGCGGGTCGAGAGGCTGACAATGTGTACCTTAGCTACGTCTCTATGGGCGGAGCGTCAGACGCCGTGTCGCACCATATGGCTGACGCGCTATTGGAGCAGATAAAAGTTGGAAAAATAACAAAAAAAGCAAAAAAAGCCTTTGATAGCCACCTAAGAAATATAAAAATTAAAAACGACAAAACTAATAAAATCGAGCAGCCCCTAAAGGACTGGCCTGGTCTCGACTCCCCAAATATATCTGAGTACGTTGCCGCACTGCCCCAGGGCCCAACGGGTGTGTTCACCAAGGCAATGGACAAGAGGTCCTGGATGGATATGGGGTTCCCAGACGTAGCGGAGACGCGACTAGCGATTACAGACCCTGAGCTACTGGGGCTCCCGTCGGGATATGGCGGACAGTTTATTGGGCGTGGCCGCGTCGGCTCGGCTGTAGAGGGGGCACCATCCTATCAGCACAAAACATACCCCAACACAATCAAGGGGGATTATGTGGGAGGTTTAGCGGAGCCCCTGCCTCGTCAGGTTATGTTCCCAGACTTTCACCAAGCCAGGAGAGCTGCGGGCAAGGCAGTTGTTCCTGACGATAGGGCGTTTAATATTGGAGCCCCGCAGGTGCAAAAGCTAGACCAAGAGTGGCTCGACGGGGTTATGCAATATTACGACGACCTAGAAGCTGGGATTTTTGACTAATGGCTATTGAATATCGTGGAGAGCGGTTTGCTGGATACAACAAACCCAAGCGCACCCCCAAGCATCCGAAGAAGAGCCACGCAGTGCTGGCTAAGGAGGGTGACAAGATTCGCCTCATTCGCTTCGGTCAGCAGGGCGTGAAGGGCGCGGGGAAAAACCCCAAGACCGCTAAAGACAAGGCTCGTAAAAAAAGCTATTATGCAAGGCATAATGCACAGGGGAAACCCACGAGCAAACTTTCGGCCAAATATTGGTCGCACAAGGTTAAATGGTAGGAGACCCAAACGTGCATATTACTATTTACAGGCGCGACCGAGCAGCTGAGAAAAGAGCGGCGTTGGAAGCAGAAGAGGCCGCTAAGAAAGCTAAGGCTAAAAGTTCTGCCAAGCCCCGCAAAAACAGAAAGACAAAGAAATGATTTGTAATAAGTGTAAATCCAGAAACCCTAATGGGTACACAGGCCTATGCCGCGTTTGTCGTGAGCCCTTGTTCAAGCCAGCTGCGTCAAAAGCTGAACCATCTGCCGTTAAGGTCGAGAAGGCTGCAAGTAAACCAAAAGCTGTTAAGGCAGCCAAGAAAGCCAAGAAGGCTAGCAAGGTATAATCATGGCCAAGATGGATGATGTGGAATTTCAGAGTGTTGTTCGAAATGAAGTAGAGCAAGCCCTTGGTAATTACGACACGGAATATTCGCAAGACCGTATCGAGGCTATGGACTACTACCTCGGGGAGCCGTTTGGAAACGAGCAGCCTGACCGGTCTCAAGTTGTCAGCACCGAAGTAAGCGACACGGTCGAGCACATTATGCCAAGCCTCATGCGTATCTTTACGCAGTCCGACGAATATGTGCGCTTTGCGCCGACCGGGCCAGAGGATGTAGCCCTAGCTGAACAAGCTAGCGACTATGCGAATTGGGTAATCAACACAGATAACCGTGGTTTTGAAATTGTTCACAACTGGTTCAAGGACGCGCTTATCTTAAAGAACGGCGTGGTTAAATTCTACTGGGATGAGAAGGTAGACGTAGAGACAGAGGAATATGAGGGGCTAACCGAAACCGAGATGGTCATGCTAGTGGCTGACACAGAGGTTGAAGTTGTCGAGCAAGAGGAGGTAGAGATGGGCGAGGGTCAGGTCGGCCTAGACGGACAATACATTCCGCCGCCTCTTTCCTACAACGTAAAGCTGCGTCGCACCAAAAACTCTGGCCGAATTGAAATTGAAAATGTTCCTCCCGAAGAGTTCTTGATTAGCGCCCGAGCTAAGTCCCTCGAGGATGCTAACTTTGTTGCACACCGCACAAACATGCCAGTCAGCGACTTGGTTGAGATGGGCTTTGATAAAGATGAGGTGGAAAAATATGCTGGTTACACGGACCTTGATGTTTCTGAAGAGCGCCAAAGTCGTTTTGAGGACTTGGAAACAAGTGGCTCGACGGACAGCCAGGACCCTATCATGCGAAACGTCCTTGTCACTGAATGTTATATTCGTTCTGACTATGATGGTGACGGGGTGGCTGAGTTCCGTCGCGTTCTTACAGTAGGAAGTTCCTATCATATTCTTGAAAACGAAGAGTGTGACATCCTCCCGTTTGCGATGATTTCGCCTATCCTTATGCCGCACCGTGCCATTGGCCGCTCCATTGCAGAGCTTGTCATGGACGTTCAGCTGATTAAATCTACGTTGATGCGTCAGTTGCTGGATAACATTTACAACACAAACAACGCTCGTGTTGTTGCCGTTGAGGGCCAAGTGAATCTGGACGACCTTTTGACAAACCGCCCTGGTGGTATTGTCCGCACCCGTCAGCCTGGCGCAGTTCAGCCGCTACAGGTTCCCGATGTTTCTTCTTCTGTGTTCCCCGCCCTTAATTACATGGACAGCGTCCGTGAGCAGCGCACGGGCATCAGCAAGCAGGCAATGGGACTAGACGCAGACGCTTTGCAGTCTACAACAGCAACTGCCGTATCGGCCATGCAGTCTGCACAACAGGGTAAAATTGAAATGATTGCCCGCGTGTTTGCTGAGACCGGTGTACGCGCATTGTTCCGTGGTATCCTTCACCTGGCGACCAAGTATCAGAACAAAGATAAAATCATTCGCCTTCGCAATGAGTTTGTTGAAATGTCACCACGCGAGTGGAGCAACATGTACGACGTGCAAATTAACGTGGGTCTAGGCACAGCTCAAAAGCAGGAGCAAATTGGGTTCTTGATGGCTACCGCTGCCAAGCAGGAGAGCATCATCGCTCAAATGGGGCCAGAGAATCCTATGGTAAGCCTGGCGCAGTACCGAAACACTTTGGCCAAAATTGCAGAGCTTTCTGGGTTTAAAGACTCCGACCAGTTCTATGCCCCGGCCCAGCAAATCGAGCAGACAGTCCAGCAGCAGAAAGCGATGGCACAGCAGAAGGGGCAACAGCAAGACCCAGCCATTGCCCTAGAGATGCAGAAGTTCCAGGCTGAAATGCAGATGAAGCAGGCCGAGTTTCAGGCGACTCAAGAGCTTAAGGTGCGTCAGATGGAGCAAGACTTCCAGCTGAAACGCGAGCGAGCAGATGCCGAACTCCAGCTACGCCGAGATGAAATTGCCATGGAAGCAGAGCTTCGAGCTATTGAGAAGGCGGCTGGCGCCAACATCTCAACAAACCTCCCTCGTGGATAAACGTATTGCACAAAAAGTATTATGTGGTATTTTTGCAACAGTATAGGAGACTGTTTTGAGTGAGGGAAAACTAAGGGACGAGCAGGCAAGGGGTGAACGCGCAGCAATGCTTTTGCGTGACCCTTTGATTGTTGAGACGTTCAGCGTTCTTGAGGAGAAGTACGTTAGCGAATGGAAAGATTCCCCGTCAGCGGAAAGACGGGAAACGCTCTTTCAGATGTACCAAGCACTAATGGTGGTGCGCGGCCATTTGACGGAAGTTGTCGAGACGGGCAACTTAGCGAAACTGGAGACTAACCTCCAGAATAAATCTTTGAGGAGATAAAGAATGGCTGATGAAACTACGACCCTGTTGGGTAGCGGTGATTCACTAACGAAAAGTCAAGCAATTGACGAACTCTTGAATGTTGGCGCCCCTGAAGAGGCAAGCAAAGACGTACTAGAGCCTAATGCTGAAGCTGAGGCAGTCGAAGAGACTGAGGAAGTTGAGGCGACATCTGAAGACGAGTACGAGGAAGATGACGCTGAAGAGCTATCTGAATCCGAATATGAAGACGATGATGAAGAGTATGACGTTGACGCTTCCGAAGTTGAGGAAGTTGAAGACGAGACTACTTATTATACTGTGAAGGTTGATGGTGAAGAGAAGGACGTTACAGCTGACGAACTTGTCAAATCCTACCAATTAGAGCAGGCTGCACAGAAGCGTATGCAAGAGGCGTCTGAGGTTCGAAAGAACTCCGAAGCGGAAATGCAGGCAATGATGCAGCAGCGTGAGCTGTATGCTCAGGCCTTAAGTGAACTGCAAGCCAATTTGAAATCGGCTACAGATAAGCCCCAGGAATACTGGGACAAGCTGTATACCGAAGACCCTATTGAGTATATGCGACAGCGTGAAGTCGCCCGCGACCAAAAAGATGCAGCAGAGCAGGTAGCTCTAACGCAACATAAATTGGAAGCGGAGCGTCAGCAAGAACTGTCCGCGCAAAATCAGGCCCGCCTGCAACAGGAGCAAGAGAAACTTTTGCAAGCGTTGCCAGAGTGGAAAGACCCTGAAGTTGCGGACAGAGAGAAGCAGGCCATCATTACTTACTCCCAGAGAAATCTAGGATTTAGTGAAGCTGAAATCTCTAACATGACGGACAGCCGTGGTGTTATCGCTATACGCAAGGCATATCTTTACGACCAGCTAATGGAAAACAAACCAGCAGCTCAAAAGAAAGTAAAGAAGGCTCCAAAGGTCACTCGTTCTGGCAAGCCGCAAACTAAGTCCCAGGCCAATGCTAATCGCGGAAAAAAGGCACTAGAACGCCTAAATAAAACTGGCAGCAAAGATGCTGCTGTTGATTTACTTTTACAACGAATGAGAGATTAAAATTATGGCTATTTACAAAACAAGCGCAGCCGTTGGTGAGCGCGAAGACCTGTCGGACGTAATCACACGCATCGACCCAGAAGAAACCCCCGTATTTTCGGCTCTGAAAAAAGAGACAGGAAACGGCGTATTTGTCGAGTGGCAAGTACAAGAGTTGGCCGCTGCCGCTGCTGACAACCACGTAAACGAAGGTGCTGACGCTGCTCTTGCCGCTCCTACAGCCACCACTCGTTTTGGTAACTACATGCAGATTTCCGTCAAAGACGCACAAATCTCTGGCACATTGGACGCCGTTGATAAAGCTGGTCGTGACAAGGAAACCGCATACCAGAAAGTCCTTAAAGGTCTTGAGCTTCGTCGTGACATCGAGAAATCGCTTCACGCTGATACAGCACGTTCGGGTTCCGACCCACGCAAAGCTGGTTCGCTTTCGGCTTGGATTACCAACGTAGACGATGCCTCTGGCACTTCGGCTGCAACTGGTGACGGTTCTGATGTTCCAGATATGGCTGGTAGTAACCGCGCTCTGACCCTCGACCAAATCGACAACGCCATGCAAGCTGCATACACCGATGGTGGCCAGCCAAACATGCTCGTTGTTTCTCCTGCTAAGAAAGTTGCCTTCAGCGACTTGAACAGCGGCTCCGTTGCAACCAACCAAATCAACTACACTGCTCCACGTGAAGCAGCCATCGTTGGTTCGGTTTCGCTGTATCTGAGTGATTTTGGTCAGCTCGACGTTGTTATCGACCGCTTTGCGTCCGATGACCGTGTATTCCTGCTGGACAGCGACTATGCTTGCATCTGCACCCTACCGGGCCGCAACTTTGCCGTAAGCGAGTTGTCGAAAACTGGTGACAGCGAGAAGTTCCAAATCGTGACTGAGTGGACATTGAAAGTGTCTGCTCCGAAAGCTCACGGTGCGGTATACGACCTGTCGTAGTTTGACAAGTTTGGGGGTGGCGGCCATTGAGGTCGCCGCCCCTTTTACTTACGAGGAGAATTTATGACCAAGAGATTTGTTAAAAGGGACGATATTACTGGCAAAGAAACTTGGGCGCATTTTAATGATGACGGCTCAATGGTTTTCGAGACAAGCCAAAACGTAGATGCTTTGCTGAAGTCAAACAGGGAACAGCAAAACGATTTTAGAAAAAACAGCCTAGTGGGAAACACACAGAAGCACCAACAGAAGGTTGCGGAAATACCCACAGCGTTGTATCATCAATTACTGCTTGAGTTGGGACAGCCAAAGGACAATCCGAATGGCTGGAAGAAATGGCTCAACGAATACGATAACAGAGCATTTAGAACTAGTGGCGGAAACGTATAATGGCGATTACTAACTACACAGAGCTTCAGGCATCTATTGCCAACTTTCTAGCTCGTGATGACCTTACGGCTCAAATCCCAGACTTTATATCACTAGCCGAAGCTCGCATGGCTCGCGAGATGCAGGCTCGCAGTCAAGAGAAACGCGCTACAGCAACATTAACTGCTGGCGATGCCTTTGTGTCGTTACCGACAGACTTGCGCTCCATACGGCTTGTTAAGTTAAACACTGCGCCGACAGAGGTTCTTGAGTACTATACGCCTACTCGTGTGAATGAAATCTACGCAAACAACTCAGAGGGAAAGCCAAAGGGTTACACAATCATTGGTGGTGAGATTAAGTTTGCGCCAACCCCTGACGCTAACTACACAGCGGAGATTGTTTACTCAGAGGGCGTTCCTGACTTGTCAGATAGCAACTTAATTAACATCATCCTGACTCGACACCCTGACGCATATTTGTATGGCGCACTTGCTGCTGCTAGTGTATATTTAATGGATGACCAGAAAACAACAGTTTACGAGCAGTTGTTTACACGGGCATTAGACGAAATAAAACGAGAAGAAGAGCGCGGCAAGCAAGCTGGCTCTGGCTTGTTTATGAAATCCAGTTACGGAGAATAAACCATGAGCGCAATGAGTGATTACCTTGAGAATAAGTTTCTCGACCACTTTCTTGGCACAGCAAGCACATCAGCTCCTTCGGCTGTTTACATCGGCCTTCATACTGCTGACCCTACTGACGCTGGCACAGGCGCTGAAGTTAGTGGCTTTGGTTATGCTCGCAAGTCAATGGCTTTTGATGCGTCTTCGTCTGGCACGGCATCTAACAGTGCTGCTGTTGAGTTTTCTGCTGCTAGTGGTGGCGACTGGGGAACCATTACTCACGTTGGTATTTGGGATGCGTTGACTGGCGGAAACTTGTTATTCCACTCTGCCCTGACAACCTCCAAGACAATCGCAGATGGTGACATTTTTAAAGTTGCCGCTTCGGGCATAGATATTACGGCGGCTTAGTGCTATGGCCGATATTGTTGGGCCGACACTAGAGCAGCTTGATAGCTGGGGGCCTCTTGAAGCTGTCCCCAACTACCCACTAGACAATTCATTTTGGAACACTGTAGCCATCCGCGAGGGTGCTTCAACAGTTAGCGCGTCTGCGTCTGTATCTTCTAATGCTGTTAGAATACAGTTTGGCGGTGCGGCCCCTTCTGTTACCGCGTCTATGTCGTCATCGGGTATCCGTATTCAGTTTGGTGGGGGTGACACAAGCGTTTCCGCGTCTGTATCTGCTGAAGGTATTCGCATACAGTTTGGCGCCTCGATGCTGGCTGGCCCAGCGTCCATGGTTGCAAAAGGCGGAGTTCTTGTTTCTGGAAATGCGAATATGCAAACGCAAGCTATTATGGAGGCTGCGGCGGTTGGAATATTTGATGCCCAATCCATTATGTCTTCTTTTGTTATATTTACAGAAACTGGAGTGGAGATTTTAGGCGAAGAATGGTCTATAATTCCTGAGGGTTCGGAAAGCTGGAGCAATGTTATTGAAGGCTCTGAAGTCTGGAGTGTCGTGTCTGAAGGCTCAGAAGATTGGAATGAACAGTAATGATTAAATTAGGACAATTCTTGCCAGACCAGCCAGCGTATCAAAACGCTGGGGCGACTGTAGCAAATAACGTAGTGCCAGCGGCAAATGGCTACGGAAACCTTCCAGATGTTTTGCCTTTTTCTGGTTCGGCTAATAAATTCATTCGAGGCATGTTCGCGGCAAAGGATGACTCAGCTTCTTCTGCTATCTATCTTGGCGACGAAAACTCTTTGTACAAGTTTGATGCTACAGACTCGTCCCTGACGGATATATCGAAAACAAGTGACACTTCGTATTCAACTGGTGATGGTTTTATTTGGAAGTTTGTGCAATTTGGTGAAGAAGTTATTGCAACAAATTACAGTAACCCAATACAAACCATTGTAGCGGCTGGTGGCGGTAGATTTGCAGACTTGGGTGGCTCTCCTCCTAAAGCCAAGCACATTGCTGTTGTGCGCGACTTTGTTATGTGTGGTTACACTAATGATACCACCGATGGTGAGAAGCCTTATCGTGTGCGCTGGTCTGGTATTGGCGATTATGACAGCTGGGCTATTGACCCTAATACACAAGCTGACTTCCAAGATATCGCCGACATGGGCGCTGTCACTGGTCTTGTTGGCGGTGAGTATGCGACAATCCTAATGGAGCGCGGCATTGTACGCGCTCAGTATGTCGGTTCACCTTTGGTGTTTGAATTTGACAAAGTTCAACTACAGCGCGGTTGTAAAATTTCTGGCTCTGTTGTGTCTCTTGGGCAAAATGTGTTTTACTTGTCTGATGACGGTTTCTATATGTTTGACGGTCAGTCATCGAAGCCCATTGGCGCAGAGAAGGTTAATAGGTATTTCCTTAATCGCTTTCAGTCAAACAACTCAGCACGAATGAGTGCCGTTGTTGACCCTCTTCGTCAGATTGTTGTCTGGTCATACCCTAGTGTTGACTCTGGCGATGGAACCCCTGATGAGCTAATTATTTATAACTATGCAACGGATAGCTGGAGTACTGCAAATATTGGTTTGGATGCTATGGCTCCTCTATTTACTGCTGGCTATACCCTTGAGGGTCTTGCTACTATTACTGGTAGTTTGGATAGCCTCCCTAGCTCATTGGATTCTTCTGTTTATAAGGGCGGTGAGTTTTTCTTTGCTGGCTCAAAAGACAAGAAAATTCAAACATTCACTGGTGACAATCTTGACGCTATCGTTGAGACTGGCGAGTTTGATTTGCAAGCAGGGCGTAGCTCCCTTGTTAGTAATATTATTCCGTATGTCGAAAACAATAGTGGCGTACCCCTTACGGTTACCGCTCAAGTTGCCTCTCGCGACTCTCAAAATGCTCAGGTTAACTTTGGCTCGGCTTCGACGCTAAACAACGACAACTTCTGTCCTGTGCGCTCCTCTGGTCGGTTCCATCGTGTGAGGCTTAACCTTAGCGGTAGCTGGACAAATGTGCAGGGTATTGATGTTGATGGTCAGGTTCGGGGTCGTCGCTAATGGCTAACCAATACCGCAACCTTCCAAAACAGGGCGGAACGCCGCGTCAGATTTCTGAGGTAGTGAATAATATCCTAGAGGGTAAGATTAACTCTACGGGTGAGTTTACTATTAGCGCGAACACAACCCAGCTAACTATTACTGACCGCCGTGCCAGCGTAAATAGCATCATATTATTCACACCCATTGGCGGCGATGGTAGCCACAACCACCCTTGGGTTCAAACGCGCAATAATGGAAGCTTTGTGGTAGGCTCTCAGAACGACGGACACGACCACGACTTTGGTTACGTTATTATTGGTTAGAGGAGAAGACCATGACGGACATGACAGCAAGGGATTATGCGAAGCTAGGGTTTGATGAGTTTCTTGAATCCTCAGACAAAGAATTTCCTTTTTCTTTTGATGATGTTTGGTTGTTTATTGAGCAGAAAAGAGCAAAAGAAACTTGGCAGGAAAAAATAAATCAGTTCGAGGACGCTGTTAGGGGTGACGAGTCAAGCCTTGGCGATAACATGCTTAATGTAGTCATGCCCGTAGAACACAACTTTACAGAAAAGCAGTATATTAGGGAGTTTAGAGCGCCTGCTGGTCATACCATTGTGAGCAAGATTCACAATACAAATCATCCTATTTTTCTTCTTGAGGGCGAGGTGACAATCATTGAAGAGTCGGGGGAACGTAGAGTTAAAGCGCCCTTCTATTCTATAACTGAGGTCGGTACAAAGCGGATTGTTCTGGTTCACGAAGACTGTTTATTCGTTACCGTACATCCAGCGAACTCGACTACAATACATGAAGTAGAAGAAGAAGTTGTGGCAAAAACTTTTAAAGATGTTAATATACAGCCAAAGGATTATTCGGTTTTGGATAAGTTCATTAAAGAGATAGGTGTTTCGACATGACAATGGCAACAGCAGCAATGGTGTCAGCGGGAGCTGGGTTAGTAGGCTCTGCAATTCAAGCTGACGCAATGAAAGATGCCGCAAGGCAATCAGGCACATCTACGACCACAACTTCGGCGCCCGCTTACATTCAGCCTCAGTATGCCCGATTAGCGTCTGACATTGGCGAGCTTAGAGCAAGGGGTCTTTTTGAGGACATTCAAACGCTTTCCCCTTACCAGCGCTCTCTTGTTGAGAGAGGAATGACCACTGCTCAAGCTGGCGACCCATTCCAAGAAGCAGGCACTCAAGCTGTATCAAATCTTTTGGCTGAGGGCGGTCTTCTTGGTGAGGCTGCTGATGTTTATCGCGGTGTTGCTGGTGACAGTATGTCCTCCCCTGCATTTCAAGCAGCTTCTCAGCGCATAATTGACAGAACAATGCGCCCTCTGACATCTCAGTTCGCGGCTGGTGGCAGACTTGGCAGTGGTTTATTTGCAAGCACTGCTGGAGAGGCTGCTGCTGAAGCCCTATCGCCAATGATGTTTCAAGCGCAACAACAAGACATTGCTAACCGCATGGCAGCGGCACAGGGCTTGACTGGGGTCGCTGGTGAAGAGGCTCGTCGCACAGGCGTTGGTCTTGAGGCGGCTTCTGCTGTTGGCCAGATGCCGTTCACAGATATTCAACGCGGGATGGCTTTGGGTGGCCTGCTAAGCTCAGAAGACTATGCTCAGCGTCAACGTGAGGTTACTGGCGCACAGCGTTACTCTGACATGATTCGTGGCGCAACTGTTGGCTCGCAACAAACCCAGCCTTTGTATTCCCCCAACTATGGTGGCATGGGTGCCGGGGCGGCTTTGACTGCGGCTGCGCCTCAAATTGGACAAGCCTTTGCAAACTATAACTCAAATCCCTTTGGCTCTCTTTCCGCAGGGCCAACGGTGCAGAGTGGTGGACAGACTTACGCGCAACAACCTAATGGTAGGTTTGTAAACCAACGCTTTGTAGGAATGGGAAACTAAACAATGTCTCTTCTTAAAACACCATATCCAATGCCTCTCCCTACAATGCCTCAAGACAATATGGGACAGACTCAAGGTGGCTCTCCAAACATCATGTCCCGCGTTGGCTCTGGATTGCTTGGCGGCGCAAGTCGTGTCGGAAGTGGTCTTCTTGGTGCTGGTCGTGACATTGGCCGCGCTGTAGCTCCAGTTGCACCTCAAGCCTTAATGAACATTGCTGACACTATGCGCTTTTATCAGGCAGCACAGATGCAGCAACCGTCACTGGTTACGGCTTCTGAATTAGGAAAACTTCGCCCAATTAATCCTGCGGGAATTGCAGCTATGCTTCCACAGCTTCGCGCTGAGGAGCAGGCTGCTATGCAGAAGCCAATGCTCGAAAGATTGCAAACCGATGCATCCCTTGCGAAGATTGCAGCAGACCTAGCTAAAACCGGCAAGGCAGACTTGAAGACAGGTTTTGAGCAAGAGCGCAACCTTCGCAAAGACTATGACGCCTTATCCAAGGCGTATAGAGAGTCTGCCGAGGGTTACGAGAAAGTTTTGGCCGCCGGCAACGCCGTCAACCCCACCGGCGCTGATGACATCGCACTTATCTTTGGTTTCATGAAGACCATTGACCCGACATCCGTTGTCCGTGAGGGTGAGTTTGCCACAGCGGAACAGACTGCCGGTATTCCAGCTCGCATTGTCACCACATATAACAAACTTATCAACGGTGAGCGCCTTGGCCCCGAACAGCGCAAAAACTTCTTGCAGGCTGCTAAAAATCAGTTTGCCTCTAAGCAGGCCGCACAGACTCAAGTCGAAGATAAATACGAGAATCTGGCATCATCTTATGGGCTAAAATCTAGTCGCGTCGTGAACAGATACAGTTCTAAATATATTGGCTCTTCATCTTTCCCGCATCCCGTGGCAAGTATGAGTGACGCTGAAAGCCTTCCGGCTGGTAGCTATTTTGTCTTAAACGGTAAGGTAGGGATTAACGAATAATGGCCCCAAGACTACTTACACAGAGCGAGCTTTCGGAGCTGGTAAAAACGCCGGTAGCCACAGATGAAACCCCCAAGGTTCCTGTAGACCCGCAGACCCTCCGCATTGGCTTGGGTCAGGGCGGTCTGATGGGTCATGGGGATGAGATTGAAGCTTTTTTTAAAACCCTAGGTGGAATGAAGGGTGATTATGAGGCAGAGCGTGATGCAATCCGCGGAGATATTGCTGCCGCGAGAGAGGCGTACCCATATCGCTCATTGGCGACTGAATTAGGCGGGGCTGGTGCTTCAGCCATTGGCCTCGGCTTGTTGACTGGTGGGCTTTCTATTCCGGCGACGATGGGTCGTGGCGCTGCTGCCGCCCGAATGGCGGGTTTGGGCGCTGCTGAGGGTGCTGTTTACGCAACCGGAGCAAGTGAGCGTGAGGGGCTGAGGAGTCTGCAAGATGCGCCCCTCGGTGCGGCGCTTGGTGGCGTAGGCGGTGCCGTAGGCGGGACTGTAGTTAGAGAGGCTACTGGTCTTTTGGGCGGTCTTGTTGACCGTGTGCGCCGAGTGAGGGGCGACAGGGCATCCCGTGCGGTTGAGGCTGAGATTCAAGAGCTTGCCAACAAAAGCGGAACAAGCGTTGAGGAAATTATTGATGCTGCGCGGCGGGGCATGATACCTGCTGACATAAGCGAGAATCTGCGTAGGGAGCTTGGCGCGTACGCGCAGTATATTAGCGACCCTCAGAGAGCTAGGATGCGGGAGAGGGCTGTTCAGGCTCGCACCGGAGCTTTAGGCAAAACGCAGCAAGTACTAACTGGAAGCACCGACGAAAATGTCCTTGCCAACATAAGTAAGGGTGTCGATGCCGCCAAGAAAAATGCAAGCGCGGCTTATGACGAGGCATTTGATGCTGCGCCAAAACTAAAAGCTCCCGTTAGGGACTCTATACAAAGGGCGTTAAATGACGCGCCAGAGGCTCTCACTGAGCTGAAGAAGGTACTCAAGGGAGACCTGTTTACTGTCGGCCCCAGGGGGTTGGTAAAGCTAAACAGGGTTCCAACTCTGCGTGAGGCCGAGTATATCCGTCGAGCAATCGCCAACAAGGCTAGGTCTTTCTACAAATCTGACATGGCATTGGCTGGCGAACGATACGACGCAACCGAGAAGGTGTTGCGCGGATTGATTGACGATGCATCCCCTGATTTAGCTCAGACCCGTGCGGTGTGGTCTCAGATTCAGAAAAATGCCGAACACTTTGAGGCTGGCCGAAAGGTTTTTGGTAAGTCTGCTGATGAAGTTGAGATTGCTTTTGAAGACATCTCGGCGGCAGGTGGTGATGCTCTTGCTGCGTTTCGCGCTGGTCTTGCCGATGCCATGCGCCGCAAAGGCGGTCAAGGCTCAGGCGTATCGCTTCCAAACTTACTTACAAATATGGACCGAAAAGAAGCTCAGATATTCCGAACCATATTTCCAGAGGACTCATATGATGAGGTGGTTGACATGCTTGATAAAGCTAGGAAATCACAACTCACTGCCGCAGAGCTTGGTCAGTCGCGGACTCAGGAACGCACATCTAGGCAGCAGACTCGTGGAATGGGTAATGTTGCGACCGACGTGGCTGAGGCGGTTAGGTACGGCAACCCAATGGCCATCGCTAGGCTGTTACGTCGATTGGCTGGGGACCTGGGTGGAAGGTTTTCCGATACGCAGAGCCGGAGGGTTGTTGAGTTGTTACTTGAGGAGAACCCAGACGTTATTGAGCGCGCGCTTAAAGATAAGGGCGCGTATGCTGCGGCCTTGAGTGCTGCCAACAGGGTGGCAAACACGCTTCGTCTTGCTGGAACTAGCGCAGGCTCTGTAGCTGGCTCTAAGGCGGGTGTTTCGTTAATGGAAGACCTTGACTCACCAAGGTAGTATTCGGAAAGATAAATCATGGCTAAAAATAGCATTAGAGACTACAGCAAAACCTCTGCCTCAAACACGGATGTGCAGTCGGTAAACATTGATGAGGGCTGTAGCCCTGCTGGCATTAACAACGCCATCCGAGAGGTTATGGCTGACTTGGCTGATGTCAATGACGGGACAGTTGCTCTCCTGAGTCCAAAGGCGGACTCTTTATCCACTGACACAATTAGTGAAAAAACATCCGCGTCTGGTGTCACGATTGACGGGGTCTTGTTGAAAGACAGCAAGATTAACGGAAGCTACATCACGGACGCCACAATAGACTCGGACTCTCTTGCGAGCAATTCTGTTACCTCAGCCAAGATTACTGACGCAAATGTAACAACTGCAAAAATTGCAGACGATGCAGTTACCTCAGCTAAGATTGCTACCAATGCCGTAACAAGCGACTCGTATTCATCTTCTATTGCTACTCAGGCTGAAGCTGAGGCAGGCACTAACACGACAAAAATTATGACGCCACAAAGGGTGAACCAAGCCATTGCTCAAACCGAACAGTCAAAGGCTTTCGGGGCGGTTGGAACCTACTGCTTTGCATTTGTCAACGCTCCGTATCAAGACACCACGGCAGGTCAAACAATATCTGGCTCTTCTTTGCGCCCTGCTGGACTCAACGGCAACCAAACGAACGCGTCGTCAGGCTATGTATATTTGGGTGGCCAAACTGCGGTCACTAATATGAGCGATTCTTTGTCGGGAACGTGGCGTTGTATGGGTGAGGCTAGACCAAACCTCTCTACTGCTGGCAACTCGTC